TCTTTCGTTCGTTACGAATTTGCATTACCATATCAGCAACAATATCAATAGGCGTCATTGGAGTTTCTTTTGGTTTACCTGTCTGTTCACGCGACAGCAATCCAAATGTCTTTTGAGGTTTAGGTTTGTTTTTAGGAAGGGGAAGATTCCTATATGCAGCACGACCCATATTATACATCATACTACTCCTTAAGAAAGAACGTTGCCAATAACGTCACTTGTAAAAACTTTTGCCACTAGCGCACCGAATGAAGCAGACGACTGTGCATCTTGTTTCATCTCTGCAAGAGCTTTCTCTGTGTCTGCATTAAGAACTGCGATTGCAAGATTAGATGCACGTTCACGTTCATTCTCAGCACTAGTCCATGCCCATTCCATGTTGTCCCTTTGATACTGCCACAGATTATCTTGGGCAGTCTTAGAAATATTTAATAGGTTATTGGCATTAAGCTCATTGGCACGATTAGCAGCTTCTGTTTCTGCAGTAGCAAGTTCACGACGCCATTGTACATTAGACTGCTCAATAATCAACTGGTTTTGTGCATTGAATTGCTCACGTTGATTGTTCAGTTCAGCATTAAAACGCTCAACAGTATTCTTTTGTGCGGCATTGAATTGATCTTGAGCATTCTTCTGCGAAGCATTGAACTGGCTAATCTGAGATGCAAGATTAACGTTGAACTGATCGACTTGCATTTTAGAACTTGCATTGAATTGTTTTGCAGCATTCTCAGCAGCAGCATCAGTAAGCATTGCTTGAATACGTGCTTGAGACTTAAACAAAGCTGTTTGTTGTTCGTTGCTAAGGTTTTGCATATCCATCTGCAGAAATGCATTAGCATTTTGAACAGCAGTCTGTTGACGATTATTAAGATTGGTCAGTTCAACTTGCGTCATTGCCGCCATATCAGCAAGCAGCTTAGCGTTACGCGCATTAAGATTAGCAATGTCTACTGTCTGAGCATTACGAGAGTTTTCAAGAGCAATCTGAATATCTGCATTAAAGTTCATGTTGGCTACATCAGCAATACGAGCAGCATTCTGAACACGTGCTTGGAACTCTTGCGTGAACTCCATGCCCATGAAGGCAGCACGTTGTTCCGCAGCGAACATTGCAACTTGCTGACGATTGCTAAGGTTCTGTGCCTCAAACGATGCACGAGTCTGAGCATCCTGCATAGCAATAGGCAGCGCAGACTCCATAGCAGCCTGCACGACGGCCTGTCCTGCAAGAGAGGATGCACCAAGGCCACGAGCAGCAAGTGTGGCTGTAGCGGCCCTCATAGCGCCTGCAGCCCATGCAGGAGGCTCCTTGCCTTCAAACTGTGTCATAAGCTGAGCCATCTGGCCCTGAACTGTAGCCATCTCAGAAGGCGTAGCTTCAGCAGCTTTTACATTAGACACAAGTTCTTCAACACGAGCCATGTCAACAGCAGGGCCACTGACCAACTCACCAGCTTGCACTTCCATAGGGGGCGGTGCTTTGACAGTCTGAGCTTCGGTAATTTCTGCTGCAGTCATGCCGAGTTGGGCAAGATTAGTTGCATCCATAGTTTGTGCTACAGCAGCAGATTCAGGCGACACTTCGCCTTTAACAGCCTTGACTTGCTGGACGACTTGTTCAATATTGGGTGAAGCTTTAGTAGCCTCAAATGTTTCTGCTTTAGCTTTATCCGCTGCAGCAACAGTTGTAGTTTCTGCAAGCGTAGTAGGAACAGCCATTTGTCCCGATACTTGTCCAGCACCAGCCGACATAACTTGCTCTGGAGTAACTGTAGTAGTAACAGGCGTTACAGTAGCACCAGTAGGAAGAGTAGGGGCAGTTACTTGTTGGGCCGTTACGTCTGCAAGTGTAGGCTGTTGAGCAGTCAGTGTAGACATGCTCTGTTGTTTAGTTGCAATATCTTTATCGAGATTGCCAATCAAAGTGCTAAGCGTAGCCCTACGCGGATCATTCTCAGGAAGGGCACTAAGTTCCCTTGCGTAATTATCACGCTCTACTTTAGATGTGTTGATGTCACTACGAAGATTAGCAATGCTACCACTCAAGTCGGCGGTAGTTGTAGTTGCTTGTTTACGATTTTGTGTTTGATATGCTTGAACGTCTTCTTGATATTTCTTAAACAGATCAGCAGATGTTTTTGCAGCTTCAGTTTGTGTGCTATATGTATTAGCAGCCTTTATAATAGCGTTAGCATTCCAGTCAGCATCAGATTGTTTTCTAAATCCTGTTTGAACTACCGCACCAGTGTCAAACACCATATCAAACCCACCAGTTGCATTCTTTTGCAACGTATAGGATGTAGGTTTTTCACCTGACTTTAAAACATTGGTAGCAGCAGACACAATATCAGGACGACTAATACCAATATCTGTTACAATTTTAGTGGGGTCATCTACAGTAGATATCGGCGGCGGGGCAATAGGAATACCGACAGGTGTAGTGGCAGCATCAGCAGTGACATCACCACCGGGAGCCATTTTAATAGTAGGCATAGTGCTATTGGACAGCATCTTTTGCGCTGATTCAGCATACTGATTAATACGACTGGCTGCATCAGGATTTTGAGACAGAAAGTTTTGAACATTGGAACTGTCTACATACCCGCCATACCCCATTTTCTTGATGAGGGTTACTGTTTGTTCGGGAGTAAATCCGGCAAATTTTTTAGCCATGTCTTTTACCTTACTGCGATTGCTGCTGCTTAATCATCTGCTCGACATACTGCCGAATAGCCTTAATGTTTTCATCAATGCGAGCCATAGCCACAGCCTGATCTTGCACAATCTTTTCTAGACTTGCAGTGCGCGCATCGAGTCTCACGATATCCATAGCATTACGATCAATAGTGCTGCTCATGTTGCTTACAGTCCACACAATAGCTGCAGCCTGAATGATCAGGGCAAAGATAAGGGAAATGGGAACACTCTTGCTAAGATGCCAAGAATCTTTGTTCTCTTCCATTTATTGTCACTCCGGTTTAACAGGCCATGTAATGGTATAGGGGAAGCCTTCTTGTTCAGGGATATCGCGAAGTGCTTGACGATACGTTTCCCACACTGAAGCATTCGGCCTTCCGGGTAGCACCCTCCAGTCAGACTCTACTAGAAGTGCGTCTCTTGTTTGCCTAACACGAGAAGAGGCGATATCAAATTTTTTAGCTTCATCAATCTTGATAATCATTCGCCAACTCCGTCCGTCAGGTCTGCCACATCAACTGTCCAAGCATCGCGCCATGTCCTGTCTGTAGGTATCTCAGAAACATCAACGATTTTATACGGCTTTCCAGTCGGCACGTCTTTGCGAGCGATCTGTTCAATGGTTAATCCACACTCAGGGGCCGGTATAACGATACACACACCACCATCATCAGACATATACACGATACGTTTGTCCATTTTTTCCTCACACAAATACAACAACGCAGCCTATAGACGGGTCAAGCAAAACTCCGTTTGAAGAGTCTGTAAATGCAACATCGACCCTACTGGTAGAATATGTTGCGCTGCTCTGGTTTAACGAAAAGTTACAATCATTTACTGCATCTTGCCTGCGACCCGCTCCAGCAGTAGCATAGTTTGAGCTTGGCATTGACGTTGTAAAGTTTACGCCAAACCTTCCGGTTGCAATATCTGTTATAGAAGAAACATTGCCAGATTCGTTTATTGACGGAGTGCCGCTACCGTTGAAATTAACCCAAGCACGAGCAGAGTAAGACGGCGCAGAACCGCTTGCTGTAGACAGTTTAGTTGGGGCGTACGACGAAGAAATAGCAATGGTGCCACTGCTAGTGATTGTTCCGCCTGTCAAACCGGTGCCAGCAGTGATAGACGTAACAGTGCCATTATTCGTAGCGCTGATGGTAGGATTACCAGATACGCCATTACCATTACTAATGCTGATGCCTGTGCCTGCAGTAAGGGTACGGCCTGTGAAGGTGTCCGTTCCTGTCTGCACAAGTACACCGCTTGTATTCAAAGCAGCAAGTGCAGTCAAGGTGGAGTCAAGCGGCTGCTTATTGTTAAGCTGGTTTTGAATAGAGCTTGTAGTGCTAGACAGATAACCGAGTTCAGTGGCAGACACAGACGACACAGCAACCTTGCCTGAAGCATCAGACACAAGTGCCCGAGACGCAGTAAGGTTAGACGAAGT